TTGAATGAGTCATTAATAAGGTGGTGCTTAGTGACTTCTTAATATTACTGCCACTTGTCCTTAATGAAGGTGAGATTATAAATAAAAGTAATATTTATTTACATACTACACTTAGACAGTCAAGCTCCCTTGATCCCTTCAACTATTCTTATCAAGCCATCAGCATAAAAGAACAGCAAGCCAAAGCCTAAGCCCATAGATATTAGAGTTGCATTTTTGTTGTGTCTATCAATTGCTTTTTCAATTAAGTATTTTGTTCTTTCTTCTGTGATCATTTATATATCCTCTATTTTTATGAGTGTTAGTTCTTCTCTTAATATTGGGTCTAGTATCCACTCCTCTTCAATTGCCTTAATGGCTTCTACCTTCTCATTGGCCGTTGTGTCTATGTCAAGGTTAACATTGGGTGGTACTTGAATTACTAGCGCGTCTAGGCGCTTGTAGACCTCTTGTAGGCATCGTGTGATGACTGGTAGATATTTAGAATGTTTATTCATAAAAATAAAATGCAACAGATGGGCATGAGAATAAATTGAGAAGACAAGGCCAGCGCTCGCTTTGCTGCCTGTTTCGACCTCGCATCGGATTAACTAACCGATGACTGCCTTTGATATCACTAGGTTTTTGCTATTTGATGGTGATAGTATCCACCCCACCCCACCCTTTTCCACAGTTTTGGGGGGCCATAGGGGGTTTTTTCCTGATCCCCGTCTTTTCGTAAGGGTTTAGAAATTTATAATAAAATACTCTCACTAATAGACATAGTACTAATAACTACATACATACCTAAGTGACTGTATAACAGCTCAAGGAGAGGATGATGTGATCTGTTCCAGATCCCAATCCCTCCAGCTTTCGCTGGGTGCCTGTGGTCTCGCTTCGCTCAACCTACGGCCTGCGGCCTGCTTTGTTTGTCTTTATCATCACCGTCTTACAGGAGGCCTGCGAGCCTGTAAGCAATAGGAATTTGAATTGTTGGTCTAGAAGGAAGGGGAGGCTGAAATTGCAAGCCTCCCAGAAAACTCACCGCATATCCACAACAGGAGCGCACCACTGCCCCTGTTTAAATAGCTGCAATAAGGAGTTCACCTTCTAGAGCTAGTCCAATCATACACCTTATTGTCTTTTGTTGAAAGATTCTTAAAGGAGAGACCGAGAGCTAGAGCGTCTATTGCTAGATGAGGAGTTTCGATAAAGGCACGTTGCATAGCTTCCCACTCTTCATTTTTTCTAAAGGCAATAGCTTGATCAGCAGAGAGGGCCATAGCATCAATGAACCATTTAACCCCTAGAGCTGTTACATCGGCTCTATCGTCATGTTTGACAGCTCCGACCTCACGACACATACGACTAATTTGATACATCCACATATATTCGAGTCTTTTTTCAGGAGGCTCTTCAGGGTTAGATCTGTAGTCATATTCTAGGACTTTAGGATCAACAATAAGTTTATGTTGATTCATTACTGGTTCTAGTGTGTCTATGATTCTTTCTTCTTTTCTAGTAGTAGCTCTAACTTCTTCACAGTCAGCGTGAAGTTTCTCATCGATGATGTGACGTTTAAGGAGTTCAGTAAACATCCCATCACCAAAGTTAGTTTCGATGATTAATTTAGAGGCATTATATCTTTTAGCAAATCTAACAATATCGATTAAGGTTCTATCAGAGTAGCCATCACGATAGGCTTTAAGATCTCTGAGGAAGATGTAACCGTTGCATTGGCTAAGGATACAAATACATGTCTCATCTGATCCCTTCCCTGAAGGGTCTATAGCGGCTATTGTTTCTGAGTAAGGTGATGAACCCTCTTCTATGAACATAGGGCTATAGAAGCGATCTGCGGGCAGTCCTACAGGGTTTAAATCTTTAATGACATATCTAGGATCAGCAGACCAAGTATATTTCTCAGCACATTCATTACCGAGGGGAGTGACTATAAGATCTCTAAACTTAAGAGGAAACTTCTCTTCATCAGAGAGAGTAGTATCAAGTTGAAACTGAAGCATGAAGTTAGAGCGCCCCATAGCAGCTTCACGTTCAATAAGATCTTTATCTGTGAATCTAGTATCAGTAGGCGACCATTTCTCAACTTTATTCTTTTCTAGATCGTCTACTAATTGAGGAGCTAGGAGACCTTCATAGTTTGCTATGGACTTAGGATATCTTGAGGGCCAAACGAAAGGTTTGTAGGCTCTCTCTGCTAATTTCCTGTAAACTGTAAACGTCGATTGCGGCGTGCCTAGGAAAAAAATTCGACTACTTTCCTTGGGTGTGAGTATTGCTTCAGCCTCAGTAATCAGTTGTAAAAGTTTCTCTCTTTGCATGTCTGTTGCGCTATTGAGAGGAACCTCTACATCATCAAAAATAAGAAGATCAGCTCTACTACCTGTCATCTGTGATGTAATACCTACAGACTTACAGGAAGGAGCTTGGTGAGGTGCAGCGGGTCCAACATCAAAGCTAACTCTAGACCATCTTTGATCTTCACTTTTAGGGCCAAGATGACCTAGCCAAGTTATGTCTAGGATTAACTTTTGACAAAAGATAGAGAAGTTATCAGCTCTTTCTTTAGAAGCAGAGACAACCATAACTTTCTTGTCATTATCGTTATAAAGATTCCAAAGAACAAAAGCGGCGGTAATCCAAGATTTTCCAACACCACGAAAGGCACTAATTTGTAATCGTTTAGGACCATGTTGTAAATATTCAGCTATTGAGAGTTGTGCCCTAGTAGGTCTAGGAAGATTTAATTCATGCCAAATAAGAGTAAGGAAAGCTCTAAAATCTTGTCTAAGTTTTTTATCAAGCTCTTGTGTTTTATTAGTCATGTATGAAAGCCCCCAAAAGAGGGGGCTATATAAAAGTTAAGAAGAAACAGTTATTGTCATAGCTTCTTCATATGTTTGACCAGTGCTATCAGTAGCACGGATTCGGAAAGCTTTTGTATTTCCAGTAGATACAGCACCACCTGTATAGCTTAGGGTTGTACCACTAATACTAAATTCACCGTTATTAGTGTTACCTGATCCAGAGACTAACGTGAAGGTGATTGTTGGATCGCTAGAAGTAGCAGACAAAGTTCCAACAGTAACAGGAGTTGAAGATCCGTTATTCCCATTTGCTAATCCTCCAGTATGAGATATATCTGTTGGAGGGTTGCTATAAAGAACGCTTGTAGCGCCTCCATTTGAGTTTGTACCAACAGCGTGATATCTCTCTATGTTGGCATCAAGAATTACTAGGACATCTCTAACTGAGCTAGAGGTTGTGATATTTGCTAGAGCTGTATCAGCAGTTGAATCGATAGCCATCGTTGCATAACGATAAGCTCCAAGAGACCCTACTCGTCTTTGAGAGTTAGCTGTAAAAGTTTCAGCAGTCATTATTTTAAGCAGTTGTTAAATTTAAAAATTGAAATAGATCTAAAGATCCTTTTTTCTGGTTACAGGTCAAGCAAGCAGTAACACAATTGTTAGCAGTTGTTTCACCACCTCTACACCGAGGACGGACATGATCAATTGTAAGTTGTTCAGTTGAGCCGCAATAGACGCAACAGTTATTATCCCGAAGTTTTATATGACTCCTCCACATTCGTTTAGCGTCACCGCTACGGAATGTAAGGAGATTTTGCATGAGGCTTCGGGGTGTATCCATTGGCTCATAAATAAGGGGTTTACTTCTTTGTTGATTTACCGTTAGCGCCTTGACGACCACGGTTCTTTTTAGGTGATTCACGGGTAAGACCACCACCTTTTGTATGGCTATAGTCCTTTCCACCTTTGCCATAGTTACCATCAGCTCTTCTCGCTTGATTTAATTCTGAGCGATATTTTTTATTAGCTGAGGTTTTATTTCTTTTGCGTTGAGCTGCGTTTTTCTTTGCCCTTGCCTCTGGGTTAGAGCGATAATATTTAGCGCTTTTTGATGGGTTTGGGCTTTTTTTTGGAGCCATATTTAGACATGCCTTTGAACATCATCAAATGTCAATTCAGGTATTAACCCAGCTAAACCAGCTAAAGGACTACCAGTTACAGCTACACCTGTAATATCATTTACTTTGAGCCAATCAATAGCAGCTCTAAGATCTGCTGTAGTAGCTTCTCCAGATTTAATACGTGTAGCTATTTCGTTAGTAACTAGAGCGTGTAGTTCTTCAAAATCTTCACCTTTTGCTCGTTCCATTTTTATGTAATTACTAATTTATTTGTTTGAAATAATCTCTGTTCGATAAAATCAACAGCAGCATCATCAACTGTGTTATCTGTTGTTGAGGTTAACTTTCTAAGAAGATCTATGATTAGTTTTTTAACTGGAGTTGAAGTTGCAAACTTAATCAGTATTGGTTTGAGTAAGGATACGATCATTTTGTTGTTTTAATAATAGTGAAATAGGGATTACATCTGAACATAAATTTTCAAATTTACTTCCAGGTTTCAGAGTAAACCCACGTTGTTGATATCTAGTAC